ATTTTTTAAATGTATTTGGAGCCATACCAAGTTCCTTAGCGAGTTGTCGTAAAGAATACCAAGACATTTGAACCTCCTTAATTTTTCAATTCATTACGTTCTTTGTTCAGTTGGCGCAAAAGGTTATGCAAAGTAACGGTTACAGCTTTATCTAGACTTTTGGTTGAATGAAACTCTGCTAGTTGAGACAGTGCTAAACCAAAAATGTGATATGCAAAAACCTTTGCAGCCTCAGGATTATTTTTGAGAAGCTCCTCAGTACTTGGACAAATGATTTTTTCAAAAATATGAACAGCTACCTGATCCGGAGTACCTTCAATACTGCTAGGGCTCAAATTAACTTCACCAATAACTTTGCTCATCCTTCAGCTCCCGATTCAATATCCAACTTCATTGCACCTTCATCTGGATATTCGGTCATCCAAAAGTAATAGCCTTTTCCACTGTGGCCATCTTCAAAGAATTTAATTGTTAGTTCAGTATCAAGTTGATCTAAATCTTTCTCACCATCTGGATTTACAAATTCGAGAAGGCTTTTTAGTTGATGACCGCTAAGTGTTATGCTCATTGTTCAGCTCCAGATACGTTTGGCACACTATGAAAATGCATCCAGTGTGAAGGCGGATCATTATGATAATTTGCCCATACACTATTTAAATCTTCATCAATAGTCATATAGTCTTGTTCGGGGGTAACATCAGGTGCATCAGCCCAACAAATAAGTACCATTATGTCAGTAGGTGGCCATTCATCATCCACGCTGATCCAAGTTGGCAACACCTGAGCACTGGCGTCATTCCATGCGGCATCCCAAATCAACCAAGCTTCATGACGAGGACTAGTTGGTAAATATCTGTGTCCTGTTAGTGCCTCTTGTCTATCTAGTTGACGTTTTAAACTTTCATAACTGCAACTACATTCTTTGGCATGAAATCTTTCAAAAGCTTCTCTTTTTTTATTTAGATCAATCATTACCTAAGCCCTCAAATATTCTTCTTTAGTCCACTCAACAAACTCTTTATAAAGTTGTTGTGCTGGTTTATTTAATCGGTTGTGATAGTCGATCGTTATGCGGCGCCAAGCGACTGGTACCGCATAATGCTTTGTTAGAAACATCGCTTGATCCATGCCTTGCCGGACTATTACATAGCCCAGCAATTGCAAGTAGTACATAAAGCCAAGCATGTGTTTTTGACTCACTTTCTTGTACTGATCTTTCATATTAGAAGCCATCCACTAATAGATAATCAGGGTCTGCTTCTGGTTGAGAAACTGCTGGATTTTCTAACTCAAAGCGACGTTTTTTAACAAAATCCATGAGTCGTGATTGAATCTGTGGATCTCGTGCGGCCACATCTATTTCCAAAGCATCTAGCGTTGTAAGGTCTGGTGCAGTTTGGATTTGAACCATTAAAGAGGGTGGCTCATTAGCAGATGCCTTTTCTTTTTCTAGCTCTTCAAGACGTTTGTGAGTGGCGAGAAGGATAGGCTTCATTTGTTCGTCATCCCATGTGCGGGTATAACGATAAACCGCATTTACTTCTGCAGGTGTTTTTGACTCTTTTACACGCTGTAGAAGAGTATCTAGGGTTTGCTGATATTCTGGATCTACTTTAGGCTCGTTAGTTTCTGGAACTAACAGATCCTCAGATGTGGTGACATTTGTTTGTTCGGTAATAACAATTGTTGGTTGAATTTCTGCAGAAATAACTTCAATAGACTTTTCTGCTTTTGATTTCTTGCCACGCTGTTTCTTTTTTTCATCACCTAAGCGAATAACACTTAAATCGTCACTAACTTCAAAACCTAACGCTTTGGACAGTGCTTTTAATTGAAGCTTGGCGTTTTCTGCATCACGTTGAACGAAGCCACAGTTAATAGAATCAATTAATGCGGTGGTTTTAAAATTCACGACGTAAATAGAAGGCGAATATGTAGTAATTACAAAAACATCCTGACCTTCTTCATACTCATCAATAGTTAATGGCTTTGTGAATGTAATGCCAGCCAGCTCAATAGTTTCGATTTTGATGCAGAATTCAAAACCCGGTTTACCAAAAACAGAAGCGGGGAATTGATCTAAGTCAGAAAAGTCCAACATGTCTCCAATAGGACGACAAAGAACAGTTTTACCTTTTTGAAGAGCTGCAAATGCTTCAGCTGCAGTGATTAGATTATTCATGCTGTCATCCCCGTTTTCGCTAAGGTTTCAATTTCTTGTTTAACTGCAGTTAGTTTTGCCGCTTCTATTTGAATGAGGGCATCTATGCCTAAGTGCTCACATACTGTTTTTACGTCTAGGCCACGTTCAGCAATAAAGTTTTGAAGTTCATCTCTTTGTTGATCTGAGATACCGTTAAATTCAGGTGGACTAATCCAAGTGCCACGTTGCTTATCAAACGTGCAATTCAATGCTTTAGCCCTCATTAACATTGCTTGGCGCATGTTCTGGTAATACATATGTTCTTTATCAAGCGACTCAGTTAATTGATTAAGGTCACCTGCATGCTCTGCTTCCTCACAGCTTTGTTTCCAGTTTTCTAGCTCTTCTTGGGCTTTAGCTGCTGCAAGTTGTGCAGGCGTTAAGGTGTTAATGTGATCTTTAGCTTGAGTAATCAGGTCAGCCAAGAAAGTAGGGTGTGCTTTAAGATCAGGTACCCATACTTCACCGGTTTCACCGCCTAAAGCACCTGAGTTTTTCGCATGATGTGTAGGCGAAGGTTTGAAATTAATAACGCGGGCATTTTTACCTTCACCTGTAGTAACAGTTGTTAGATAACCCATGACATCTGCGATACGGTAAAGCTCGTTACGGTTTTTACCACCTAGATCTGGGCGGTAAATAATTTGATCACCGTTTTGATCTTCTGATGCGTGTGCAATGAAAACAACATCTTTACCTAAACTGATCAAAGTATTGATGTATTGCTTGAACGTTTGGTTCGCTAAACCTTGAGCCTTTAACTTTAAAGAACCATCTTTTTGACGGTTATTTGCCGTAAGTAACAGGTGGGTTTTAATGCATTCAAGCATTGCACCCACGGTATCAATGACTACGGTTTTATATGGTGCTAAGTCCTGCGGAGTAAGGTTTGCAACATCACTCCATTGTTGAACCTGTACAACCGCACCTCGACGTAATTCACCAGTACGGTGAGCACCACGGTCAAAGTCAAAAGAAATTGCTTTTTCCGCAGTAAAACCCATCGATGATTTACCTAAACCCGGATCAGCGTATAGGTACACAATAATTGCTTGAACCAATAAAGTTTGGTCAGCAGTAATAATCGGTAGAGCCATTTTATTATCCTTATCTTGAGCCAGTGAAGCCGCGCTTAGTTTTATAAGCCTTGCGGTCATAAGTAGGGATATTTGTTTCACGCAGTTTTATAGCGAGCTGCTTTCTGCGCTGAAAATCGATTTCTTGGGTGAGTTCATTCCAAACTTTTGGATAAGAAGTTCGGAACCTGAACACATTTAAAGGCGTCTTAACTCCGTCTTTAACTTTGTAAAGAACTGAGCCATTAGCATTAGATGCGTACACTTGCCAGCCAATACGAACTGAATACAGCCCTTTATCATCACGGCCTAAAAATGACATGTAGCCGTCGGGGTGCTTTTTGAAATTAGACATGTTCAGCCTCCTTACATTCGCATGTACCAACAAAGGCATACGTAAGCGGGCTAGGAGCATCTACAGGTGAGACGTCCCTAATATTTAAAGGAATAATTTCTTTGCGATATTTAACTAAAACCACATCACCTTCACGGCAATTGACAATTCCTTCTCTAGAAGAAAAACGTGCAGATTTAGAAGATTGGGTTACTCTGCAAAATGAAACCTCATCACCAGCTTTGATTTTTGAACGGTCAACAGGAATCATCTTCTTGCAAGTAGGGCAGTTATAATCTTTCATTAGGCTGCCTCCAACCATTTATTACGGTCGATATAGCCCGCTAATAAAATATTTATGTTTTTATGGTCGTCATGATTGGTGAAATCATTCCAAGGTTTGCCGCTTAAGTC